AATAATACTGGTTATGAAAGTATTTTATATTGCTTCCATTCCGTAGAAGGCTACAGCAAGTTGGGTTCTTACACCGGAAATGGTAATGATGATGGAACTTTTATTTACACCGGATTTAGACCAGCCTATTTCCTTTTTAAGAAAACTAATGCTGGGGATTCTTGGTATGTTATGGATGACAAGCGCAATACATATAATCTTGTTACTAATACCTTAAAGCTAGACTCAAGTGCAGCAGAAGAGTCAGATGCAAAGGGTGATTGCGATTTTGTTAGCAACGGAATTAAGTTTAGGATAAATGACACTGGTAATGATGATGCAGCCACTTATCTCTATATGGCATTCGCTGAATCCCCATTCAAATACGCAAACGCAAGGTAATAAATTATGTGGTATTCACCAAGTCACGGACTAATAAAATCACCAAGAGCCATTGTTAAGGATGGTATTCAACATCCAAGGCAAATCTTTAGATTATGGTCTAAAGCAGAACTGGCTAACATTGGTTTCCATCCTGCACGATTGTCGGTTGCGGATCATCGCTATTACAATACAAGCGGTGAGGAGTACAACTTTGATGCAGCCACTAATGAATGGGTTATCTCTTATGGTTCTTCCGCAAAGAATGTAGATGACATAAAGAAATCCATGAAAGCGCAGGTAAAAAGCATTGCATCATCTACTCTGTCTCATTCAGACTGGATGACTCATAGAGAATCAGATGGTGGAACCGCAATGCCAGCAGACTGGAAAACCTACAGGGCAGCAATCAGAACCGAATCAAACGACAAGGAAGTAGCAATAGATGCTCTTGTCGATTTAGATGCTATCAAGGCTTATGATGAGGCTGGTGGTGTTACTGCTGGATGGGCTAACGACCCTGATTACGTTGCTCCGTAATGGCACTGATCCCGATTGACAATGTTGGGCAGGTAGGTATAGTCAAGGAGACTTCTCCCTGGCAGCTCCCACCTAATGTCTGGAGTGATGGTAATAATGTAAAGACAGATGAAGGTTCCATAAGGAAGCTTCCTGGCTATGCAGAGGTTATGGCTACGTGTCCAGTCGCACCCTACCTGCTTACTCAGTTGACTCTGGGAATACCTGAGTTCTGGATAGTGGGAGGTTTGGCAAAGATCTATGTGTATGACAACACCAATCAGTCTACCCTTCTGGATGGTGATATAAACGATTCAATAACTACGGTAACCGTAGACAGCACATCAGGATTCGAGGATATTGGAACCATTCTAATTGGTGAGGAGCAGATCACATACACAGCTAAGACCGCTACCACGTTTACCACTTGTACGAGAGGTGCAAATTCCACAACTGCAGCAGCCCACGATGCTGACGTTACAGTGACTAGAGCGAATGTATGGTATGACGTAACTAGGGCTTCTGGTGGAGACTATTCATCTACAGCAGCGGAGAACTGGACTTCCACCATTATCGGTGGGGTTCTGGTAATGACCAATGGGTTTGATGACCCTCAGTATTGGGCTTTGACAGATGGAATTCCGCTCTCAACAACCAAGATGCAAGATTTGAATAACTGGCCAAGTTTAACACTTCTGGCTGCAGCTATAACGGGCACAGGAGTTCCATCTCCAGATGAAATAGTTGTAGACTCAACTGCTGATTTCCCTGTAACTGGCACGTTTACAGTGGGGTCAGAAGATATTTCCTATACGGGGGTAACTGCTACAAAATTCACCGGAATAGGTAGAGGTGAGAACGGAACTACAGCAGCTACCCATTCAGATGATGCTCCTGTGTTTGTTAATGTTTACTGTAGATCTATGAGAGCTTTCCGCACGTTCCTGGTCGCTCTTTATGTTCAGAAGGCTGGGGTTAATTACCCAAGGTTGGTGAAGTGGAGTACGGAAGCATCCACACAATCAACACCCACCTCATGGAATGAAACTGACTCCACAGTTGATGCGGGTGAGTATGAACTGGCTGACACAAAAGGCGACATCCTTGATGGACTTCAGTTAAGAGATGCGTTTATGATTTACAAGGAAGATGCAACCTATTCCATGCAGTTCGTGGGGGTTCCGTTCATCTTCTCCTTCCGACAACTCTCCCCCACCATTGGAGCCATCTCCAAGAACTGTGTAGCAGAGTTTGATGGTGGTCATGCAATCTTTGGGAAAGGAAACTTCTACATCAATGATGGTCAGAGGTTAAAACCAATCCTTCCCCAAAAGTTGAAAGAGTATGTATTCACTCAGATTGATGGTGATGAGGTAGAGAAGAGTTTCGTAGCTGCAGACTATGGCAGGAACGAAATCTTATTCTGCTACGTTTCAGATGGAAGTATAGGTAACCAGTGCGATCAAGCTGTGGTGTGGAATTACATCACGAATACCTTTGTCATCAGGGATCTACCAGATTTAGCCCATATGGGTTATGGGGTTATTAGAGATCCCACCAGATCATCCTCATGGGCTGACTCAACTAACCAATGGGATACGGTAGCTGGACCCTGGACAACGAGCTTTGACTCAACGGACAAGGTTCTCTTGTTCGCTTCCCCAACCGATACCAAGCTGTATCGTAATGGGTCAGGCAACAGGGAAGACACTACAGACATGACTTCCTACGTGGAGAGAAGTGGTCTTACCATGAATGAGCAGGGGGTTCCAGATCACAGCTCAGTGAAGAGGATAAAAGCCATACACCCGAAGATGAAGGTAAGCAGTACCAACCTTATAAACATCTATGTTGGCTCACAGATGTCAACAGAAGAGGGTATCTCGTGGAAAACTCCAGTGCAATTCACCCCTAACACTCAGTCTAAAGTCTCTGTAAGAGCCACAGGAAAGATGTATGCTGTGAAGTTCGAATCTACTGGAGACTTGGATTGGGAGCTGGATGGTTATTCTATAGAGGTGGAGGATGCAGGGACTAGAGGGTCTAGGATGTCAAGCTAATGGCTACCTATTCAGATAGAGTTGTCAAGAGCGTAACACTTTATGAGCCAGGACCACTCCCAGAGGAGGTAGAAGATCTGGGAATGTATGTTGTTACCGAGTTAAAAAGACTAGGTGACACCCTGTTTAATCAAGCCACATTTAGACTGGAAAGGGTACATGCGGAACCAGAAAGACCGAGGGAAGGTGATGTTCGTTATGCGGATGGAACCGACTGGAACCCTGGATCTGGAGAGGGGATTTATTTCTTCAAGAAAGGGTCACCGGGAAGCTGGGTGTTACTAGGATGATGTTGACTGATCTTGACATAAAGGGAGAGAGCAAGACTCCGAGGGGGGTTAATGTTCACTTGATTGAATCAGATGACATCACCTATATATGGGATGATGTTCTTCCTTTGATTAGAGTATCTCTGCGTTACGCAGAAGGTGAGCTGGAGCCAGAGGATCTGGTGGTTCACCTTGATACAGGTCAGATGAACCTGTGGGTGGCGATGAATAACGATGAAGTCATCGCAGCCATGATAACCGAAATCATCACCTACCCCAGAAAAAGAATACTAAGAGTCATTACCCTTGCTTCCAAAGATGGTCATGGAATGGACAACTGGTATGACTTCCTTCCTATGGTGGAAGGGTTTGCCATAAACAATGGGTGTTCCGCTTTAGAAGCGTGGACACGAAAGGGAATGGCACGAAAACTAAAAGACTGGAAACACTCTTACTCAGTCATCACTAAAGATTTGAAACAGAGGATGCAATAATGGCTAATGAACAATTGAGACTGCCGACAGGTCTTTCCGCTGAAGACTATACGTTTGGTGATGGAAGCTTATTAGACTACACTCCACCTAATGTACAGTGGCAAGCTCCATTAGCCCCTCAAGGGGAGAGTGTCTTTGGAAACTATGTTAAGGCTCACGATGATCTGTTAAAAACATATAATCGGAGACTGGCAAGACCCACAGGAACCACAGGTGCTTTACCATTAGATACGAGTGGCAGACCACAAAGTATGGAGTCTTATGGATTGCAACATTGGAATGAATTTGGCTCGGATGAGGATAGAAATCTATATGAGTCTTTAGGATTGTGGGGTGATCCTGGCAGAAGCCCGTATATAGGTTATGGTGGTGGTATAGCTGGTGGAGCTGGTGAAGCTTCTCTTTCTGGGGTACAGGGAAGACTGCCACAGCCAGATGTATCAGGGTATCAGTATGCCTATCCTATATATTCATATTATTCTCATCCATCAGATCCTGGTGGCAGGTATCAGACAGGAATAGAATCAGATCCTTTTGCACAATTTTACACTACAGATATTGAAAGATTCCCATACTTTCCTTATCTGCCTGGGGATTTAGCTACTGGAACTGAGTACAATAATGAACCTTATATTCTTTCTGGGCAGTCTCTGATTCCATCAGGGGATCAGCCACAGCAGACCTCAATAGGTAGTGATGTCTACTA